TCAAATGGTTGTAGGTCTTTCGCTACTTTATCTGATTGTGCATCCGAATCAAACTTATCAAAGTGATAATCTGTCGTTACTGTTCCCATTTCATTTACAGGATAGTCAAACATCTTGTTTGTATCCTCATAACGACCCTCTTCAATAGTATCCATGAATACAGAAACATCAGGCATGACGATATGACGATACTCTGTCTTTGGACATACAAAATCAAGAATAGCCCATTGCTTATCAGACTCAGCACCAAGCACTCTCATTCTTTCTGCTTGACGCATACGACCTTCTTCACTAAAATCCCAATCGTCAAATCGCTTGCGAACTTCATCAGCATTGAAATGGTCACAGTCACCAAGTTTCTGTCGCAACTTATTTGCAAATGTTGTTTTACCAGAGCCGGGCAGGCCCATGACAAGAATTGTTTTAGCCATCTAAATTATCTCCTCTCAATTCTTTTTCAGTATTTTCAATTTCCACAAGACGGCTCTTCATATAACTGATTGCTGTGCTAATGTGTCCAGTATCATGTGGTTGTAGTTTGCTTTCTGCAACCTTAATCTCATTGTTTAGAATTGCTTTCAAATCATCTATGTAACTCATATTCATCTCCCATGTATCCTACGCTCTCACGCTTAATATCGTTATGATTAAATTCAGCCCAGTATAGTTCATATGCGATTGCATCTTCCAAACACTCAAATTGATGATACACGCCAGGCTTTACTTTTGTAAAATCGCCTGGGCCGAGAATAGTTTCATCAACCAAGTCATAGTCTTTTTGCCATACACGAATGAGAAGTTTACCAGATTCTACAAAGAAACCATTCCACTTATATTCATGCAAATGCTTTGAGCAGACGCCGCCTGCATCTGTTTCAATCCTATGAAACTCCAGAACTCCATTTGCTTCGATAAGTTCTGTAGTTCCCCACACTTTACCAGCAATCATGCTACCATCCTATGCTTTTTCCTTAGTTTATCAAGTTTTGCTTTCTGCTTTTTCGCTTGCTCAAGGTGATACCTGTTTGCTCTCGTTGTATACAGAATGCCGTTACAATGGTCGAGTTCATGCTGAAAAATTCTAGCAGTCATTCCACCAAACTTTATTGTGTCAGTTACACCCTCTTGTGTGGTGTATCTTACACGAATCCAATCATATCTTTTTACTTTAACATAAAGGCCTGGGAATGTCAAGCATCCTTCTTCCTCTAGTGTTGTTTCTTTGGATGAGTCAACAATTTTTGGATTAAAAACTCCAGCAATATTGTCAGGGTCAGTAGGACTTCCCATCACAAAAACTCTCAATGGAATACCACACTGAATAGCAGACAACCCTACACCATTGTTTTCAATCATTGTCTCTTTTAGATTTTCAAATAACTCATTAGCGTCCATCTGTGGATTTTGAAAATCGAAAGGTTCACTATGAACTCTCAATCTCTCATCCATACTTCCAATCAAATCAAGTTTCATTCTGTTCTCCCATAAAATTCTGTTCTGTATGCTTTGAGTGATGAAAAATAATACCAACAACAATTGTCTTTACCAGTAGAGTTGCTGTCTGGTATCCATTTTACTCTACCAATACTTACAATTTTACTGACATATGGTAGATAAGGTATTGCTTGTTTTGTATGCATCCAATCAGCATCAAAGAGTAACCACGCACCTTTACCAACTTCTCTGAATCTTTCAATCATCGGATGAAGTATCTTTCGATTCCAAGGTGGATTGGTAATTATCTTATGACCCTTCTGATATGCAAAGTATCCAAGTTCCTCAAAGTCTGCTTTCCTAATATCATCTCTCTGAGGTTCGATATCACTAGCAAACACACACTCATGTCCATATTTGCATAGTATATCTATGAGTTTTCCATCGCCAGCACAAGGCTCTACAAAAGGACAGTTTGGTGGCAAATGCGGTAAAAGGGGTAGAACAGCCGCTTCTGGTGTTGGATAGAAGTCTCGTTCTACTCTTTCAAAATCACTTCGTTTACCCATAATCTAATTCTAACCAGTTTGTGTTCTCATCCATTAGAGTGAGTACATTTTTATATTTTTCATAAATGTGTGAATTATTCATTCGTAAACCATAACTATCTTTGTGACAGATATAGCAACTACCAGATTCACCATAGAAAAAGTAATATCCTTCTTCATAGGTGCAATTAACGATACCGCTATTCATTCTCCATGAATCGCCATCTAGATATCCACCTGACCATCCAGCAAGAACCTTATAAAAGAAACCACTGACGGTCAGTGCTGTTGGAATTTTTAATATTACCCAATTGTCTGGATTGTATTCATTCATGCCGCTACTCTACTAAAGTTCTTCACTTTCTCAAAGCGAATCTGATTACGAAACTTCTCTGACAGAACATCACCCTTATGTGAGATGACAAACACATTAGTCTCACCACCCAACTGATGAATCAGTTTTAGAAACTCATCACAGCCAGCAGTATCAAGTGAAGCATCAAAGACTTCATCCAAGATGAGTAGGTTAGTGTTAGTAGAGTTTTTGAGTTTAGCAATTGCACGCCATGTGAATAGTAATGCCAAATCAATTCGCATCTTCTCCCCTTCAGAGAATGAAGCATAAGAAAACTCGTCACGATGCCTACTCTTAATAATCTCATTGAACTCCTCGTCTAACTCAAATGCTACAAAGAAATCTAGTGCGGCGAGATACTTGTTAATCAGTTTGTTCATAATCGGAACATACTGTCGAATGATTTTGGTTTTGATACCACCATCCTTCAGCATATCAGAAGCAACACCAAATAATTCTCTGTCGTTGATTAGTTCTTCTTTCTTCTCAGAGAATGTCTGATTTTCTCTCTGTAATGTTTCAAGAGTATCTTTTGCCTCAGTGTCGTCAGCATTTGCGCTTTGTATTCGCTGAATTTCTCCTTGGTTCTTGGAAACGGACTTCTCCAAGGATTTAATTGTTGATTGATTTGTTGAAACATTAGACTGCAAAACACTGACCTCTTGCTGAGTAGTTTGTATCTCAGTAAGTCTTTCCTGTAGCGTATTGTATTCTTCTTCCAGTTCTTGTATACCATCTTTGACTTTTTCGATAATCTGATTTGTGTCCTCAATAACCTTGCTCTTAATAGAATCTTCAATCTCCTGTGAACAGGTAGGGCATTCATCATTTCTTTCAAAGAAGTCAATTCGTTTGTGCGCTTTGTCATGTTTGCTCCTTAACTTATTAATCAAGTCAAACACCTTACCACTTTTAAGTGTAATAGAATCGGAGTCCTTTACCTTTTCAAGTAGCAGTTCTGTTTTTGTAATCATACAAGCATTGTTAGATGTAAGAGACTGTATCTCTTTCTCTGATTCATCAATCATGTTCTGAAAGGTAGCAATGGTATCATCACTCTGTTCTTTCAGTTTACGAATGTAATCTTTCTGTGTCTCAATCTTACTCTCAACCAACTGCATCTGATATTCAGTTTCACGAATATCTTCTTTGTTCTCTGCAATCCTATCTTTCAACAACTTACCCATAGAAGAGAAGATACTAATGTCCAGTAAGTCTTCAATAACCTCTCTACGATTAGCCGCTGTCAACTGCATGAAAGGCACAAATGTAGATGCACCCAACACAACGATTTGTGTGAAAGATTTATAGTTAAGTTTGAGAATAGTCTCTTCAAGTTGCTTCTGATAATCTCTTACTGAACCTGGCTGGTTTAATAGATTACCATTCTGATAGATTTCAAACTTAGCAGGCTTCATACCTCTCTTAATGATGTATTCTTGCTTACCAATACTAAACTCAATCTCTACCATCAAGTCTCGTTGATTGATAGTATTAAGTAGTTGCGATTTTGAAATTCTACGGAATGGTTTGCTGAACAAAACATAACATAATGCGTCAAGTATTGTAGACTTGCCCGCACCGTTTTCACCAACAACGATTGTGTTTGGTGAACGATTTAGTTGGATTTCAGTGTTTACATTGCCTGTTGATAGAAAGTTCTTCCATCTAATCGTCTTGAAATAAATCATACTGTGGTTCACCAGTCCTTACATCATGTCTTTCAATTTTTTCATGGTAGTGTCCACAATGAGGACAATACATCTTCTTAGGTCTATAGTTCTCATGACTTGCAATACTCCACCAACCTATGCACTCGCTACAGGTGAAGTGGTGTAGATACTCAATGGTAGACTTCATCATTAAGCATACCAGAAAGTTTGTTTAACTTTATTTTTTGTCTCTCTATGTATGACAAGTATTCATCTTTTAACTTTGCCATCCATTGTTCACGATTTTCATTCGGATTAAGTTTAAGTGGTTTGCACATCTGAATGACACCATTTCCTTGACATTGAATCGTCAAGCAATCCCAATCAATTTGTTCTACATCAACCATCAATTCTTCCAAAATATTTGGAAAACCATTCACATCACGATACTTTACAAACAAAAACTTGAGTTTGTTCTCAGAGTCCTTCAAATATTCCCATGCTCGTTTAGCACTAATTAGATTTGGCGAATAATTATCCTTATCAACATTACTCGATTTAACATTAATTGGCACTCCCCTTACATAAAAATCACCAATGTTCTTTCTTGATGTTGTCTCAGTATTAAATTTTTGAGCATACATCTCTTCAATCTGGTCAGCACAACTTGCCATAACCTATACCTCATTCACGAATCATGTCTACATTTCCATATACAGTGCTTCATTATAAAGACTTCGCATCAGATTGTCAAGTCTTTTCTTCGACACATTTGTCTCCATGTTCTCAATATACTTAGAGAGAATGGTGACGGTATCTTCTGCTTCATTGACAATATCCGAATCATCTTCCAAGTTCAAATTGAGATGGTCATCAACAATCTGGATGTTTACAGGATTCGCTTGATACAACTTATCCATAAACTGGTCGAACCAATACGGATTTTCTTTGTTCTGTGTTACAACCTTGACATACGAACCTTCAAAACCAGAAAAGTCTTTTTCCAAAATATCAGACGCTTCCTTACCAGAGTCATCATAGAAGACTTTATTGAACATACGATACGGATTACGAACAAACTCCAGTTCTCTTGTATCCGTATCAAAGATATGAAACCCTTTAGGGTCTTGATAGTCTGACCATGTAAGTTCATATGGACAACCAAGATAGTGGATATTCTTAGTTACTGACTTAGTATGGAAATGTCCAGATGCAACTAAGTCAAACTTACTGAAGTCTCCTACATCCATACCATGTTCATTGATTTGTCCACGCATCATCAGACAACCAGCAATCTCCAAGTGTCCAAATAGAATCTGCGCTGGTGTATCCTTCATATGCTGAATTGCTTGTGCATAGTTGGAGTTGTTAATCCAAGGCATCAAGCAGATAGGAGTGTCTCCAAAATTTACAGTAGTTGCTTCCGAATAATACGAAACATCATGCTTGTCAAACAGTTCTTGCATTGAGTTAATTTCATTGGTGTTCTTGTATGGAACATCATGATTACCAATGATGACATGAAGGTCAATACCCTTATCTGTAACTTTGTTTAGGAAAGTATCTTTGAGATGACGGAGAGTAACAAAATTGATATACTTGCGCCTATCCACGATATCTCCCAAATGGATGATTGTGTCAATCCTGTTGTCTTCCAAATAGGGAAAGAAAATATTATCATAAAACTTAGCCATGTAGTCAAGAAAATGATGAGCATCGTTTCTTACTCCCCAATGTGTATCTGTAATCAGTGCGATTTTCATTCTGTATCCTCTGCAATAAATTTATCAAGTCCAGCACGATTAGTTTTGCGTTTGCGTCTTTTGTTCTCTTCAAAGTTGGTGATAAAGTCACTCATATATTCTTGTGACCATTCACTATGCTTTACACCATCCTCATAGTGATTCATAATGTCTTGTTCTTGCACATCAGAAGTTTCACCAAAGATGTTAGCGTTCTCTGTTGCTTTGTATTTGGTATAGAGATATCTCTTTTCTTTCTGAATGCGTCTTAGAAATGCATAGTAAATAATTTGTGTAAAATAAGCAAAAGGATTTTTGGATTTCTCTGGATTGAAGTTGTCGATGTATTGCAGACAGTTCTCAATACCGTCAGAAATCATCTCTTCTCTAAAACTGTAGTTTACAAAGTTTGGTTTGTATGAAAGGTGAGTTGCAATCTTCATGATACAATCACCAATATAGAATGGTACTCTGGGTCTATCTGAACCTTGCTCTTCTGCAAGTATGACAGAATCTCTATATTCAATCATTGCCTGTAGAAACTTCTTGTTATCTACATAGTTGTGCTTTTGCTTCTTTTTTGCCATAATCAATCCTTAATGAAATACTGTATTACTGGTTAGTCCAGCAAGTGCTGAAATCCTTCTTCTCCTGTTAATCTTTTCTTCGTCATCATCTCTATCAAGACCCCTTGCGTGTCTGAGAGCCTTCATGTAAAATTCTTGCATATCTTCGGTTATATCGCTTACCATTATAACATGATTCTGTCGAATGTCAACAACTAATTTCTCATCAGGCAAAGGAATCCAGTAGGTAGTCATCATAGAAGGCACGCCAGCATGATTGACTATCTCTAGTTTCAACGGGTCTTCAATAGTTATGTGTGTTTCACTTTCGTTAATCACTGAACAAACTATTGTTTCTCCGTTCAGAAGTTTGATGAGGCTCTGCATTCTTAATCCTAATGTTGTAAATCTTGTAATCAAACTCTTCTTCGTTGTACATTTTTACACGAACAGCAAAATGTTTCAGAGTGTAGTTATGCCAAGATTTGTATGATAAATCGTCTGCTATATCGTAGAGTGTAGCAGTTTCTTTATTGTCACCTTTTCTCAATCCCCTACCAATAGACTGTAGGTTTCGTATGCGAGACTTGGAAGGAGAAGCAAAGATAATATTATGCAAGTTTCGTATATTGATGCCCGTAGAGAAAGTTCCGTAAGAAGCGATGATAATCGCATTGGACTCTTTCTCTGTAATTTCTCTAACAAGTTCTCTTTCATCAGCACTTACCTTTCCATGTACAAAAAAGACTTTTCTGTCAGTCACACTACTATTTATTAAGTCATACAACACTTGTCCATGCTTCTCAACAAACTGATATAGAAGCAGTGTATTCCCATCCTGAGATAGAGCAAGGTTCTTAATGAAGTTGTTCCTCGCTTCACATGATATTAGAAAATTTATCTCCTCGACATAATTTGCTTTAGCCATCATTTTTCTTGTAGCGTCATCATATTTTAGAACCAAACCCTTGATTCGTAGACTTGCTACAGTGTCATTATCCATCAGTTCCTTAGTTGTGATAACCTTCATAACAGGGCCAAACAGTCCTTCCAGCACAAGACGATGTGTCTGTGTGCCGTCTAGTGTTCCAGTGAAACCAAAGCGATACTTACACTGCTCTAGTTTTGTCATAATGCTTGTGAGGGATTGTGCTTTGAAGAGGTGTGCTTCATCACCTATGATTACATCAAATTGTTCAAACCACTTCTTAGGCATCTTATAGATGGATTGCCATGTCGAAATAAAAATGTCTGCATCTGCATTTTTGTCTTGACCTGACATGATTAAGTGTGTAGAATGAATCTGTTGATTCTCAGAATACTCTAAGAAATCACTATTCATCTGATATACCAATGATGTAGTAGGTACAATGATTAGTTTCCTACCCTTTAGATAGTCACAAAGCATATAGATGATTAGAGATTTACCACTCGCCGTAGGCGAGAGTACAACTGCACGATTGGTGCGAATTGCGTGTACAAACGCTCCAATCTGATAGTCTCTAGGTGTAACAGGAAGATTAGCAAAGAACTGTTCTGCTTCAATTGTAGATATACTGTCTAGCGCATAAAGTTCATTTATACCCTCTAGCGCATAATCTCTTTCTTCACAGAACTGTTCTATGTGTTTGTAAAGACCAGCATAAATTTGTCGAGTGTTCACATTGAACAAACGAATCTTACCATCCCAATACTTATTGCGATACGCTGGCATGAACTTAGCGCCAGGCACCTCAAAGGTAAAGTAATCGCTTATTTCTTGAGCCGTTCCCTTATCACATCCAAGTTTGATGTAGACTTCGTTGACTCTTTCGATTGTGATTGTTTCTCTGATTCCCATAACCAAGCGTGTTCAGTCCTAAACTTTGCTATTCTAAATTTGATAAGTTGTGTCTTATCTTCTATAGATAGATTAGCCTGTGATAAATCTGTTCCAGTCGATTGCATTTTTGATTTGAAATCCTCTGTTATTGATGCTCTTTAGGATTGATTCTAGATAGTCAACCTTTTCCTGTTGTAGAGCAATCTTGTGACTTATTTCAATCAACATATCATCACTATCAATATACATATCGACTTCATTCTTCAATAGTTTTTTGTAAAACTGTTCACGACCAACCGCTTCTAGTTCGCTTTGGTCTAACTCACCAAGATAATATTCAAATAAAACTCTGCGCTTCTTTTTCAATTCAGTCTTTAACTGAATCAAGCGTAGTCGCTCTTCCATGAATATCTTTAGATATTTATTATGCACTGAAGGTATTTTGGTAGATTCTGTAGCAAGTTCTGTTTCATCAATCTTGCTATCCTTATCCCACATTTCAGTAATTTCACTTGTCTTCATTAATTTTCTTTTGCTCCATTATATACTTCCAAGTGGTGAACAGATACTCACAATATTTTGGATAATTTGCATACTTACGCATCTGCTCTTTCATATATTCATAATTCATAGTTTCTCTGCAATATCCTTTATCTTATTTGTAGCATATCTCGTATAGAGACATGGAATAAATGCGTGTATCACAACTCTCCAGCAAATACCCCAAGTCATCCAAGCAAATCCCATTGCTCTCTTGAAATGTTGCCAGCGAGTTAGACCCTCATAGTCCATATGCTCTTTGCACATTTTACTGAACATTATAGCACCTTATGTGATAGTTGTCAACTCATATTTTCTATATGCGAATGTGACTTGACCTTGAAGATATTCGATATCTGTTCCTGTGGTATTGAACTCTAGTCCACTAAGGGAGATAGGATAAGCATCAATGAATTTGATGTCGATATTTGGTTTGTATTGTGCAGTGGTAATAATCATGCTTGCATCAGAATACTGTCTGTTTGTTCCAGTGGAGTTCTGTTGCAGTGTTCTTTGAATACTTGCTCTTTGCTGAAAGTTATCTGGATATCCAAGTGCATTTAACCAGTCATAGATTTCACGAAAGTTTCTCATATCTTCATCGACTTGAAATGTCAATTGTAATTGTCCGAATGTCAACTTATCGCCTGGAATTGGTAGACGAATGAATGTATTGTCTGCTTCCAACTGACCCATAGAGATATCTGGAATATTAGCAGATGTGCAGAAATAGTTCACATGAGGAATCTTCTGGATTTGAAATCTAAATCCAGTCGGTGATAGGAAACTCATGTTATCTGGTTGTGTGCCTTGTAGAGCCATTGATATACTTCCTAGTTGTTCGTATATCTATTTATAAGCAAAAAAAGAGGGAGCATTGCGCCCCCTCTAGTTTTCGGTTGGTTGACCCAACTCTTCTTACATAAGGTTAGTAACCTTAACAAGACGGTAGTAGATGTTACCATCACCAGAACCGAGGCGAGCGGCAATACCGTTACCATCGTTAGTGGCGAATGGATTAGCAACAATACCGTAACGAGTTTTGAAGCCAATCTTCGGCTGGAAGGTGTTCTCACCAACTGCACGAACCATCTGTAGTGGAACATATGGGCAGTAGAAGAGGCCAGCGTCAAATGCGCTAGAACCTTTGTAGCCAAGAGTGTAGTAGTTATTAGTTGCGTCTGCAAAGTATGGGTCAATGTAGACACGAATACGACCGTTAAGGACACCAGCGAAAGTGTTACCTGTGTCGTCAACCTGTAGGTTGTTGCTCAATGCTGGAGTGTAATCAAGAACACCAGCCATCTGAAGTGCAGAAGCGACATCAGAAGAACAAATCATGACATTACCTTTACCTCTACGAGTTGCTTTAGCAATTTCGTTGGCATCACGCTCGATTTGGAACATCAAACCTTTGAACTTTTCAACTGACCAACGACCGTTTGAGTCGGTGTCCAAATCGAAAGTACCAGAGGTTGTGGTGTTCTTAGTTGCGCCAGGAACGGCTGAGTAGTTGATTGTACGAACAACTTCTCTGTTGATTTCAGCAAGGATTTCAGCAGATAGGATGTTTGACAATTCAGTTTCAGCGTCAAGACCGTGGATTGCTTTAAGGTCTTGAGCAAGTTCCATTGTGTATTCTGCTTTCAACGCACGGCTAACAGCAGTAACGGCAACCTTCTCAATTGAGAAAGCCATTTCGTTAAACTTGTTAGTGCTTGAGTCACCAAGTGCTTCAGCAAGTGCAGTTGACATACCAGTGTGGACTGTGTAACCAGAACCAGAGGCACGGTCAGCAGGGTCAGTACCGGATTGGGTCGTACCCAAAGCACCGTTAGCGACACCAAACTGGTGAGCAGTGTTACCAGCGGCAAGAGATGAGAATGAAGTGTTCGCTTCATTGAACATTGCTTCTGTGCCAGACTGTGTTGAGTAGCGTGAACGCATCGCAAAGATAAGACCAGTTGGACCAGTCATTGGCTGGACACCAGCAATATCATAAGCGATAAGATTCGGCATTGAGCGTCTTACGAGTGAGATAAGAACAGGGTCGTAGATGTCTACAGAACCAGCACTTGCAGTTGAAGAAGATGCGCCCATTGCGTTTACAGGTGCGGCTTCCCCAAGAAGTGTTGGAGCGTTGTAACCACCAGAACCTTGAGCCTGCTCACGGGCAGAACGCTCTTGGTTTTCGAGAAGTGTAGCAGTAACGGCTCTCTTGTGCGAGTCCTTGATTGGCTCAAGGTCTGCGTGTTCAAGAACTGGCTGCCACTTCTTTTGAAGTTCATCAGATTGATACATTTTAGTTTCTCCTTTAGTAAACTATCAGCCTTTTATTACAATATTTATAAATTATTACTTTTTGATGCTTCTTGAAATGGCTTGTGTGTAAGCAGCCATCGAGCCTGTCACTTGTGTCGCCTCTTCTTCGATTTCTAGAGGCTCCTCATCAGTTGCATCACTTTCAATAACTTCTTCGGCAGGGAAGTAGTTTTCTTTGATTGTCGCTAGTTTATCAGCGTAGGTGTCTTCATCAAAGTCCACACCTTCTGCTAGTGACTTCATCTTTTCAACTTGTGAATCGGTTAGACCTTCGCACACGATAGAGAGTGCTTTGTCTTTCTTCATCTCGACAAGTTCTTTTTTGATTTCGATGTTACGCTCAACTTCCTCATTGACGGACGCTTCAAGTTCTTCAACTTTACCAGCAAGTTCGTCTACAAGGTCGACTTTCT